CGGCACGCCCCGCCTCGAACGACGAGGCCGACACAGTTGACGAACTCGTCCGCGAAGGCAAGCGCACCATCCGCGTCGGCCAGCAGGTCGTCTGCCAGCCGAAGGAACGCAAGGGCACCAGCCGCCTCCCCGGCGAGGTCATCGAGATCTACGCCGACGACACGGTCCTGATCGACATCGGTGAAGGCGTATCCAACCGCGTTCATGGCGACTGGGTACACGTTCCGAACCAGCCCAAGGTGAAGGCATGACCGAGAAGGTCGATTGGAGTGAATGGCAACTGATGAACGTCCCAGTCGAAGAAACGGATCCAGTGATGAACCGCGCCAAGTGCGACCGCTGCGGAGTCCCGACTCGTAGCGAGTTCGAAGGCGAAGGTCACCCAGAGTGGAACACGCAGTTCGAAGGTGGCCTACACATCTACGCCCGCGGGTACTACGGCGGGTTCTGGGACACGCTGTCTTTCGCAGGCGAGGGACCTGTGGACGTACACCTGTGCCACGACTGCTCTGCGTGGCTGTGTCGGGAGATCCCGAAGTTGGCAGCCGAAGCNGAGGGCGGGCACTTCAAGGAGAACATCAGGGATGGTTGCGACTGCGAGTGGGGTGTTGTCATCGACGACCCGCGCGAGGATGTCGCCTTGAGTATCTCTCCAACAACAGGAAGGTAGATCCATGGTTAAGGGAACGACCCCCTCCGGTGGCCCCAAGGACCGGTATACAAAAGCCGCCAGCAAGCAGCGGCGAACAGCGGAACGAGTCCGTGCTGACAAGCGCCTCGAAGAGTTGGCCGATCAGGGCTTCTACACCTGCGCGGATTGCCGCAAGCAGCACACAATCGAAGCGTTCCAGTACGTCTTCGACGGTGAGACTAAAGTGGCTCGCCGTTGCGAATCCTGCCGAGCGGTTCGTCGAGCCAGCCGGAGGTATCGCTAATGATGATTATCCCTATCCCACTGTCACAGGTACTTGCCTACGTAGAACGTAAACCTGACCTTTACCAAGTGGCGACATGGCCGCCCGACGAATACCAGTCGGGTTGGTCGGTGGCCCATAAAGACTGGGTTGCCATCATCCGCCGCGAGAGTGACGTTTGGTATTCGTTCGTTCGCGACGAAGAGGGCAATGACGCCATGCTCGACATGGGCGAAACCATGGACTGGATCTCAAGCGACCCGACCGGAGTACCAAATGAGTAAGGCTGTATCGAAGAAGAAGAGCATNCAAGGTAGGCACGTCACCGCGGCCTGCCGGAGTTACCCGCTGTCCCGAGAGTGCATGAACCGTTGCGGCTCTCACGCCAAGTATTGCGACAGTTGCTATTGGGATTGGCTCAAAGCCGGGAAACCAGAATGAGGGAAGGCCAGTTCTGGGACGACCTCGCCGACGCTAACCCCGACGCCGTCATCTTCGACGGTCCCGGCCCACAGGACTTCTTTGATTGCTGCATCGTCGGCTACGGGTCCCGCATCAACATGTCCCCTGTGCTGGTTTACGACGAGAACAAGATGATCGAACGCATGATGTGCGGCGGCGACGGCATGTCCTATGAGGATGCTGTTGACTATCTGTCCTTTAACACGTTCGGGGCATGGTTGGGTGTGGGCACACCGATGATTTTGCGAAGTTACGAGGGACGCAACATCTTTCGGCCCCTTGGTTGATGTCATCCGCTGAGTGGGTGTGGGCACACCGATGATTTTGAGGGCCTACTCCGCCTAGCCGTTTCGGCGAGACAAACTGACTAGGTCACATCCGCCAGTGAAGGAGGTGCCTAGTCGTCGCCGGGACCCCCGTTGAGGGGGTCCCGTGCGTCTACACTGTAGATACATGGCACGACGGCGAAAAAAGCAAGACGATCGGACAAAGACAGCGCGTCTGGTGCGCTTCTTCGGTGGTCCCTGCGATGACACAACCATGTGGCTCGCGTTGCCACTACCCCCTCGGCTGAAACTCGATATGGGGCGTGCCCCCTATTTCCAGATCGAGGCGGGGAAGGCTGAATATGAATACGATTCTGAGCGTGAGTATCTGCCACTGAATAGGTGGTCGCCTCCTACCACGTCAGGGCAGTCAGGCGACGTAGGCTAAGAGCATGTCTGCTTCGACCGCTCTTTGTATTTGGGCTATCCCCACCTTTCTTGTGGTGCTTTTCGGCAGGCAGTTACCCCTTGATCCGCGGGCACGGCTTGCAGCGGGGGCACTGGTTTCAGGGACATCGGCGGGGATCGCTGGTGGGATGATGGTTGGCACCGAAACGGGTCTGTTCGTGGCTTCGGCGTTGCTGATCTTGGTGGCGTTTCTAATGGGCTACGAGGGCTGATATGGCATTTCTGGACAAGTTCCGTTTCTCGGGACACGGGCAAGATGGTTGGCACCGCGAGGGGGAGAAGGCGCAGTTCTTTGGCGCCAACATAAGCGAGTACGGCGGCGCATCAAAGAACAAGGCGTACAAGGACGACTGGGACGTTGAACGCGCGGTCACCCACGGCAACGACCGTGTGACTTGGGTCTTCAAGAGCGTTTTCGCTATTGCGTCGAACGCGGCTCGTCTCCGTGCATACATTGAGGATGAGGATGGGGAAGAACAGGGGGGCCATTCTCTGTTGCCGTTGTTGAATCGGAAGGCGAATGATTACCACGACGCTTACAATTTCCGGTTCCAGTTGTCGTCGCAGATCCTGCTGTCAAAGCGGGGAGCGTTCATCGAGGTGGTTCGTAACCGTCTAGATGAGGTAACGGCCCTGTATCTCTTGCCGCCTCAGAACACTTATCCGATCCCTGATTCGAAAAAGTTTGTGTCGGGATTCAAGGTTGAGATGCCTTACGGCCAGACTGATCGGATTATCCCGGCGGAGAACGTCGAATGGATTCGCATCCCGCATCCGATTGACCCTTACCGCGGGCAATCACCCTTGGAGTCGTGTGGTCTCGCTACCGAAATCGATTACTTCTCTCGGGTTTACAACCGAAACTTTATGATCAACGATGGTCGCCCCGGTGGCATCTTGATGGTCAAGGGCGACATGGACGACGATACCGCTGAAGAATTGCGGCGCCGTTTCCTCGGCTCCACAGGTTCAGCGCTTGGTGGCGCTGGCCGCTTGACGGTCATGGAGGCCGAACACGCTGCCTACTTCGATACGTCGACCACGAACCGGGACTCTCAGTATTCGGAGTCGAAGCATCTCGCCAAGCAGGAAATTCTGATGGCGTTCGGTGTCCCTGAGTCCGTTATCGGCAACGCTTCTGATCGCACGTTCGCTAACGCCGACACGGAACTCGAAGTGTTCTGGCGGGAGACGATGCTTCCCCACCTGATACTGATTGAACGGTCTCTTGATCGCCTTGACGGTTCGGAGGAACTGACGGTCAAGTTCGACGTGTCCGATGTCGCGATTCTGTCTCGGGACGAACGGGAACGGGCGACGTTCCATCTCGACGAACTCAAGGCTGGCGGCATTTCAATCGACGAATATCGCTCGCTGACCGGCCGTGATCCCGTCGGGGCAGACCATCTGTGGGTGCAGGGCAACCTGATGCTCGCTGGCGCGACGGGTAAGACCGCTGTGGTTTCGCGGCCTCTTGTCGTGGAGCCGTCAGGCGGTAATGGTTCAGCACCACCTGAGCCGGGTCCCCCGGTCACCGACCCTGTGGCTCCGGCCAACTCAGGACCGGTCGCCATCGGTACTCCTGTCGGCGCTGTCGTGCCGTCGGGGTTTCCCGGCCCGGTGCCTGTGAGGGCAGCAATGCCAGACGACGAGGTAAAGGAGAACGACCCCCGCCCTTTGTCGGAGACGAAGTGGGGGTTCCCGTTCGGGGAGACGTGGGTCGATAGCAAAGAGGCGGACCTGATCCGTTTGCGCCGTGATCAGCAGTTGGAGCGCTTAGAAAAATCGGTGGGGATTCAAATGGCAGCGTTCTTCCAGAGGCAGCGTCGTGTTGTGCTGGAGAAGTGGAAGTCTCGCAAGATCCGTGAGAAGGTCAACAAGGGCCACACGGTTGTCGTCGGCGAGGTTTTCGACACCCCGACGTGGGATGGTCAGTTGACTGCTGATGCTCGGGCGTTCCTCGCCGCCGCGGTTGTTGATGGCGGTAACGAGGTTGCCCTGATGGTCGGGAAAGAACTCGATGCCGAAGACGGGCTAGTCGCCGCCGCGATTCTCGCTGGCGTGGAGCGCATCAAGGAAGTCAACGCGACGACGCGCCGTCAGTTGGAGAAGGCCATAGCGGGTGGCCTCTCGAAGGGTGCGTCGGTGGATGACATCGCTGTCGACATTGAGGATGTGTTCTCGAAGGCAGTCAAGTCTCGGTCGCCGTTGACGGCTCGTACCGCTGTGTCGTTTGCTGTAAACGAAGGCCAGTTGATCGCAGCAACCCAGTCCGGCCTCACTCACAAGGTGTGGTTGTCGATGCAGGATGAGAAGGTGCGTCATTCACACACGGATGCGGACGGACAAGCGCGTCCAGTGCGCGACTTCTTTGTTGTCGGTGGGAGTTTGATGATGCACCCCGGTGCGCCCACGGCTCCGATTACTGAAACGGCGAATTGCCGTTGTACGATGTTGTTTACGTCGAAGCCGGTGGTGGGCAGTCTGCTCGAATTTGACATCCCGACGGACGATTTACAGCGTGTGAGGGCCGGGGATTCGATTGGGCGAGCCGTTGCGGCGGGCTTTGGGTTGGCCGTGGCGGCCACGACAGGCAACGAACTGGGATAGTTGGCCTAGACGCTCCGCCACTGGAGCGGGCAGTGGTCATATCCTGTGAGAGAACATGGCTACAGGAGACCGCATGGATCTGGCACATAAGCAGGCTCGGGTAGACGCCAAGGCGCTCGACGATGTTGAAGGCATTGTCGAAGCCGTGGTGTCCGTCACGAACATTGTCGACAACGTCAACGATGTCATCGAGCCGGGCGCGTATGCAAAGACTCTGGAGAAGCGTGTCCCGAAGGGCGTCTGGTCCCATGACACGACCATCCCCGTCGCGCGCACAATCAAAGCCGTGGAACTCATGCCCGGCGACGAGCGTCTCCCTGCCCACCTCCAAGCGAAGGATGCTGGCGGCGTTCTTGTCAAGATGCAGTTCAACCTCAACACCACCCGCGGTCGTGATGCCTACGAGGACATCAAGTTCTTCGGTCACGAGCAGGAGTGGTCGATCGGCTACTCGGTTCCCGAAGGCGAGTCGAAGACGGCCGAGGACACTGGCACCCGGCACATCAAGTCGCTTGAGTGGTACGAGTATTCACCCGTGCTGTTCGGAGCCGCCCCCGGTACCGCAACAGTTGGAGTCAAGTCGACCAAGGAGGTCGACTTCGCCGAGGAGGATGGCGAAGAGACCGAAGAGAAAGGTCCGATTACCAGCCACGCAGTCGGGTTTGCTGATGATCGCCCGTGGAATGCGGCGATGTACAAGAACGTCCGGTCTCCAGCCGACAAGGCTTATTACTCCAAAATCTTTGCGTATTTGGAGGACGGGGAAGACCCGACCTACAAGACGAATTACACCTTCATCCATCATTACGTTGCCAAGGACGGTTCGCCCGGTGCTGCCTCCCTTGGTGGTATTCGTGAAGGTGTATCAGTCCTCAACGGCGCCCGCAGGGGCACCAAGTTGACGGGAAGTGCGAGAAAGGGCGTGTACAACCATTTGGCACGCCACTACCGCGAGGGTGGAGAAACTCCGCCCACATTGAAGTCAGACGAATATTTGGCAGAGATCATGCAGTTGAAAGATGCTCTCTCCGGTATCGCCTGTGATGAAATTGACACCCTTATCGAAGAGGGTAAGGAAATCCACGAAATCAAGTCCCTACTGGAGGACACCATGGAAGCCCAGATCACCGAAACCACGGAGGCCGAGGTCATCCCCGCCGATGGCGG